AAAGATGATGCAGTTTTAAATATGCATATGACAGCAGATGTAAAACAAGCATTACAAAACAAAGGAATTAATATTGAATCTGTACAAAGTTATGGACCACAGGAACCTGTAATAGTTATTCCTGTATCTATTATTACAGCAAAGTATCCTGCAGAAACACCTCAGGATTCTATGAAACAGTTTGTACAAGATATGATGCCACAACAAGATATGGCAGAAGCACAACAAGTTTCTGAGCCTACACAGGCTACAGAAGTACCACCCCAAGACGGTGGTGGTATGATGAATAGGCGACCTATGACTGCGTAGTCATAGCCCCTTGATTTAATAAGCATAGGGCGACCTGTTCTTCCACAGCACCCAAGGAGAAAAAATGGAAGAAATAAGAAACGAAAATGAGGAACTAGAGCAATCTCAAGAAGAAGAGGTTGTTGAAGAGTTTCTCGAACCTACACCTTATCGAAATAAATATAAAAGAGATTTAGATAAGGATGACGAGCAAGATTCAGCTACTGTTCAAAAGGACACCGATGCACTTGACGAAGATGCAGAAGCTACTCCCGATAAAGAACGCCCTGAAACTGCTGAGGAACGAGTCTTTAAGAAACGTTATGACGATCTTAAAAGACACTATGATACTACTATCTTGAAATTTAAGGATGAGGTATCAAAGTTAAAAGAACAACTGGCAAGTGGTGTACAAGAATTTAAACCACCTAAAGATAAAAACGAGCTTAGTGCTTGGAGGCAAAAATATCCTGATGTTTATGATATCATCAAAACAATAGCGATAGAAGAAGCTGACCAAAAAGCTAAGTTAGTTGAAACTAAGTTAAAATCATTAGAGGATGCTCAAATAGAAGTATCATTACAAAAGGCAGAAGTGGAACTTGCTAAGTTACACCCTGACTATAAAGAAATAAGAAATAGTGATGAATTTCATAAATGGGCTGAAGAGCAAGACGATACTATTCAAGGATGGCTCTACAGTAATAACTCTAATGCTAAATTAGCTGCAAGAGCTATCGATTTGTATAAAATGGATAAAGGTATTACAGCTAAGAAAGAAACTAAAGTTAATCTAAAGGATGCAGCTAAGTCTGTCACTGCTACCAATAAGGGAAATAACATTGGTACTACTCAAAAGAAAGTCTGGACTGTACAAGAAATTCAAAGATTAAAACCTTCTGAATTTGTAAAGTATGAAAAAGATATCGACCTTGCTAGACGAGAGGGTAGAATTAAATAGCATAATATAACAGTAAATAGGAGGACAATATAATGGCTATTTCAAAATCTGCTGGATACGGCAATTTACCATCAGGTAATTGGTTACCAGTAATTTACAGCCAGAAAGTCCAAAAGTTCTTCAGAACTGCATCAGTAGTAGAGGCTATCACCAATACTGACTATGCAGGTGAGATCGAAAACTTTGGCGACACTGTTAATATCATCAAAGAACCAACAATCACTGTACAGCCATATACAAGAGGTGCTACAATTAACACCCAAGATATTGCTGACGATCAATTACAGCTTATTGTTGACCAAGCAAATTCGTTTGCTTTTAAAGTTGATGATATTGAAGAGCGTCAATCTCACGTAAACTGGGAATCTTTAGCGACTTCATCTGGTGCTTATGCGTTGAAAAACGAATACGACAAGAACGTAATTGCAGCTATGGTTGCAGGTGCAGGAACAACTATCGGTTCTGACGGTTCAGGACAAGATGTTGGTTTTGGTACATCTGAAATCGATCCTGTAAATCTTATGGCTAACCATGCTAAAAGATTACATGCAAATGACGTTCCAGAGGAGAACCGTTGGTTCGTAGCATCCCCTGAGTTTTATGAGCAGTTACATCAAACTTCTTCAAAACTTATGGATGATACTACTGGTAATGCAGCTCCATTAAGAAATGGTAAAGTACATTCAGGTAAAATTCTAAACTTTGAAGTTTACATGACTAACAACTTTGCTGCTTCTTCTACATCTAACTACTACAAAGTATTATCAGGTCACATGGCATCTACAGCAACAGCTTCTGCTATTGCTAAGACAGAAGTCATGAGAGACCCAGATAGCTTTGCAGATATTGTTAGAGGATTGCATGTATTTGGTAGAAAAGTACTAAGAGACAATGCTTTAATTTTAGAGCATATTTTAATAGACTAATAGAGGAGAAAACATACTATGCCTACAAATTATAATAGTAATATCACTTCTACTAACATCCCTGCAAAAAGTGGATCTAGTATTCCAAGAGTGATATCAGATGTAGTAGATTTTTCTTCTACTACTAATGCAACAGGTGATACTTTTGATGTATTACCAATCCCTGCTAACTCACTTGTTTTAGCAGCAGGTGTTGATGTGTTAACAGCCGATGGTGCAGGTAACTCAGGTACTATCGCAGTTGGTGACAGTGTAGACGCTGATCAATATGCAGCAGCAGCAACAGTTGCAGCAGCAGGTCAGATGACTACTCTTGATGCTAACTATGCTTACTCATCAGCAGACGCAATCAGACTAACAATTGGTACTGGTGCAATCGATGCTAAAGTAAGAGTATGGTGTTGTGTAATGTCATTAGATGCAGGTGGAACACTAACAGATAGTGATTCACAAACATCTACATTTGCATAATACTACTAAGGGGGGTTTAATGCCCCCCTTTTCAACATGAAGTTTTTTATCGTATTAATTATACTACTTATAGGAGAACCTTCCCCAAAAGTATTTGTATATAAATACGAAACATTTTTAGAAATTGAAACTTGTGATTTGTATATAAAAACAAGTAAAGAAAGTTTAAAACAATCTATTGAACGACAATTTCCTGTAGAAACAATAGAACAAAGTATAGTTGTATGTATGACACAACACGAAATAGATAAGTTATATCAAAAAAAATTAGGAGTATAAATTGGCAACATATTTAACATTAACCAATAGAGTATTAAATGATTTGAATGAAGTGTCTTTAACTTCATCAGATTTTGCTAGTGCTAGAGGTATTCAAACTTCTGTTAAAAATTTTGTCAATAGAGCTTTACATGATATTTATAACTCACTAGAAGAAATACCAAGTCTACATAAAGAAACCTATATTGTTACTAAAGGTGGTCAAAGAGTTTATAATTTACCTTCTACAGATTCTCCACAAACAGGAGATGTAGGTTGGAGAAAAATAGATTGGGATACTTTTAGATTAACCCCTAATGAATTAATTACTAATCCTGAATTTACATCCAATATATCTAATTGGACAACAGTATCAGGATCACCTTCATATGTGGCAACAGGTAATGGAAGATTACAATTAAATGCCTCTGAAGTTACACAAGCAATATCTACAGTAAAAAATACACAATATAATTTAACTGTACGATTATTAGACCCTAGTGCATCTGGAAGTAGTGTTACTGTTAAAGTGGGTACAACTTCAGGAGGCACAGAAATATTATCTGAAAGTTTAACTGTTACAGATACAGGTAATGGTAAATTTTTAAATAAAACATTTACAGCAACGGCTTCTACAACTTATGTAGGTATTAATAATGCATCTTCTGATAATTTAGATATAGATTTTGTTAGAGTATCAGAAAACTCGGAAGTTAAATATTTAACATATCTAACCTATGAAGATTGGTTTACTAGATATAGTAGTATTGATTTACAGAATAATTCTGATCAATATGCTTCACCTGTTTATGTGTATAAAACCCAAAGTGGTCAATTAGGCGTAAGCCCAGTACCTAATGGGGATACATACAGAATTACATTTGAATATTGGAAATTACACACAGAATTATCAGCTTATGATGATGTTCCTGATTTAGAAGAAAGATATTCTGACTTAGTAGTAGCAAGAGCAAGGTATTATACTTACAATCTTAGATCCGATCCTGAACATGCTATGATTGCAAACAGAGAGTATGAAGATGGATTAAAACGATTACGCTCTGATTTAATCAATAAAGAAGAATACATGACAGATAAAAGGATAAATCTAAGATACGGTAATGCCTAATACATCACAGATAAACCCTTTTGTTACAAGTCTTGGTGGAGGTTTAGTTCTCAACAAAGATGTATTTTCTATGGCTCCGGGAGAAGCTCTAGAACTTACTAACTTTGAACCAGACATTAAAGGTGGTTATAAAAAAATACTAGGTACTACAAAGTTTAATACTAATATTGTACCTCAAGTTACAACACCTACTGAAAGAGTAGTATTTTCTGCAATATTCAATGATGTAGTTTTAGCAGGTAGAGGAGGAAGCATACATTATGCATCTAGTGGATCAGGTAGTTGGACTTCCCTTATTACAGGACTAGGAACACCTACAAGAAATTATGAATTTAGACAATTCAATTTTAGCGGCACTGATAACCTTATTATTTGTTCTGGCACATCAACCCCAAGAATTGTGGATACCAGTTATACTGTAACAAATGTTAATGCTACAGGATCTGGTAATTTTAAACACGTAGAGATATTTAAAAACCATATATTCTTTTCAGGAGACTCTAGCAGTCCTCAATCTGTTAAATTTATGGCTCCTTTTAAAACTAATGATTTTGCCACTTCTAGTGGTGGTGGAGAAATAAGAGTAGAATCAACAGTAGTAGGACTTAAAGTTTTCCGTGATAGTTTATTTATTTTTTGCACAGATGAGATATTTAAACTAGTAGGAAGTTCATCTGCAGACTTTCAATTACAGCCTGTAACTAGAAAAATTGGCTGTGTTGATGGTAGAAGCATCCAAGAATTTGCAGGAGATGTTATCTTTCTTGCACCTGACGGATTAAGAACTGTTGCAGGTACAGATAAGATTGGTGACGTAGAATTGGGTACGATATCCAAACAAGTACAAGAAATTATTGACGACATTACTACCCATAATATTAATTCATTAATTATTAGGGAAAAGTCACA